GGCGTACGTCCCTCAAAGGACGTACGCTCAGCAAGTGATTTAAATGTGTTAAGACTATTTATAGTTTACTTCGGTGATTATTTAGAAACTGACATATTTAGATTTACAGGAAAATTTTTATTCGGGTGTAGAACACACCTCCCTTTAAGGGTAAAAAATGTTCAATTATTTGTTTCTTATATTGGTACAAGTCCAATATTTTGTGAAGCACCATAACGACGGTATACTGAATTGTTATTCAGGAGTCCGTGGCTAGTTAGATTTCAATATTTGAGAATTGAAATCTTTTAGCAAAGGAATCCACTTAACTGTGGTGGATCCGTTATAAGACACAGTTTATTTTAGATTCTCGTTTTAGAGATCAATCGGACGGTATCCGTGTTAAATACCATAAATATAAAAATTATAAAAATATAAAATTTATAAAAATGTGAAAGACCGCTAATAAGGCAAGGTTTGTTTACTGATCAATGTTACCTTGTAAAATTTAGATCTAAGCTGTAATCAACAGCAGCCGGACGGCTGGAGTCCCAAGGCCATTATACCTAGTTGGCTATCGAGAAATAAAAACCTCCTACTCGTGCGATGGAGTGTCCCCCGACCATTACTCGGCCTGGTCAGCCCTTCACGTCTTTGGACGTGTCGAGATGTCCCACTTCGTTCTCTTGTCCTCAAGAGAGCAAAGTGTTGCGTGATCGTGAGATCACGAGCGGGACCAGAAGACTGGATAGTTTGGTAACTAATTCGACCCGTTGTTACCCCTCTTGCAATAAGAGGTTTTTACGTTTATCTCGAGCAGCAAAGCTCGTTAAAAAATTGCACGCCCAAGAACAGTGTGAGAAAAAACGCCAAGAAAGACAGGATGCTAAAGATGTTCTCAAAGTAACTTATGTTACTCGTACTAAGTGGTCAGAGATACCACAGAACATTAAGGATTTGTGGGAGTTCTATAAACCACAACATACTACATCCGCTTCAAACATATTTCCTCATGGACACGAGGATGAAAAACAGGAGAAAGAATGGAGGAGGGATTTGCATAATAGACATGTTAACAAACATAGAAATAATGCAAAAGAAACTAGGAGACGCGAGTATTTGAAACGCGTTGCAACCATTGCCAAGAAAATAGGCAATCAAGCGCCGTTGGATGCAAGTAATAATGCGCCACACGCAGACGAACAAAGACCTCGTCCAGTCACCCCAGAAATTTGGGGTGATCATGCCGCATTTGACAGAGACCTTCTCGACATGTCGGATTTGGAAGATTCATCTAACACTGATGAAGATTCCGTTCCAACTGCTGAGAGAAGAACTGACGATGAGACAGATAGCGAGGACGAAGAAGATGATGACGATAGAGAAATCGTTAGAATGGAAGTGACACCAATAGATGCTTTGGTGTACGTTAATGCGCGATTGGTTCCAGGTGAAGGACCATACATAGTTATTGAGGAATTGCCTACATTTTGGCGACGCAAATTCAAAATTATACATCCCACAACAGGACGGGAAATTGTATATGGTCATACTGAAATTGCACCTCATGGATTGGCCGACGATTATCCCGATGATAAGGAGATTGTCGACCAACAAAACCAGCGAGTTATAGAAGCACTCGCAAAGAAGAGGCACCCTAGAGTGCCTCCTATGTCCCATCATGGGGACTACAGGACTGGTCCATACAAAGGACCCACACATGATCCGCAAAGTGCAGAAGCCCAGCGTAAACAAATGCAGGAAGAGCTTGACAAAGCGGATAAAAAGGAAGAACCAGACAGTTCGGAAACGAAAGTGTCGGAGTCACAATTTGATGACGCGGAAGAAATTCAACCAGATGTTGATTTTTCATTTGTCGATTCTCGTAATGCAATGGCTCGCGCGGTTGATTCAACACCAGCTTTTGATAAAACAGAGGAACAGCACAAGGAAGTGCTGAAGAAGGTTGGTTCAGCATGGGATTTGATTCCGGAAGGTATATGTCCGAAAGATATGGAACAAATTGATGAATGGATTTCTCACATAGAGAATTTGACAATTTTGTCTTACCAGATGTATCGGTCTGAAACATTTTTGGACATGTTTGTAGCCATTGTTGCGTATGCTAAGATGTATTGCAAAAAACGCAGCATTATAATGGAATTATACAAACTTATTGACGAGGTCACCACGACCACCAAGGAGATAGAACCCAATGCTATGAGTGATTGGACAGGGCGTAAAGCTTTGGACAGTTGGGAGCATTTCAAAACCAACACCATCTGGAAGAAGGTGTCGTATTTGATTTCAGCAGCTATGTCGTTGACTGCTTGTACCACTAAGAAAATAGAGTGGTCACCCTTTGGATTGAGATTGGTTGCTGTGGAAGCAGCTAAAGAACAATTGGGTGCAGTGGACGTGTTGGACGCCTTGATCAAAACTTTTGTGTGGTTTTGTGAAGCCGGATGCCAATGTATACAACAACGGTCTCTGGCACCACTTTTGTATTCTGACGCCAAACTTGCAGCGTATGACAAAAACTGTGATTATGTTTTGGCGTATGCTGATTCTGCCGTTGCCGGTAATGTTGATGATTTGGGCCAATATGAAAAGCGTTTGGATGAAGTTATATCTCGCACTGCTATTATGAAGAGTGCAAAAACTTCAGGAGCCAGCGCTTTGTGGTTGCAAAATCGCTATGTCGAATTGGTTGGGATTAAAGAGAAACTCGTTGCAAAACGACGAAATACTGATATCCGACAAAAACCAGATGGTTGGTCTATTACAGGAGCAACCAAAGTTGGTAAATCGATTTTGGCAGATTTAGTGATGAAACAATCACTTGCCGCTCAAGGTTATTGCGAGAACGGGAAAATTCCAAATGATCGTATCTTGACACGTGATATGTTTGACAAGTACGATTCAACATGGACTTCTGATATTTTGGGAGTTTTCATGGACGATTTAGGAAATTCTAAAGCACAGACCAATCAAACCGACATGAATCACACCGCTGTTATCATTAAGTTTTTCAACAATGTAGCAGCTCAGGCAATTAAAGCGGAGCTCAATTCGAAAGGAGTAGTTTTCATTGATTTCCGCTGTGGTGTGGTAACGTCCAATGTGATGGATTTGGATGCTCGATCTTACAGTAATTGTCCCGAATCAATTTTGCGTCGTTTCAAGCATGTGACGGTAAAGGTTAAAGAAAAATACCGATTACCGGGTTCCACCATGATCAATGAAGATCACCCTGAATTAATTGCAGCCAAGTCGGCTGTAGTTGATGTATGGGAGTTGTGTGTGTGGGATTGCCATGTTTATGAAACTGCAGATCAAAAATCTGCATGGAAGTGGAAACTTAAGACGGTGGAAATGGAGGATGGATCAACGTTAACGTGTAAAGATATAGGGTTAGAACAATTTCTTGAAGTAGTTCGAATCCTTGCATTGAAACACAAGAAAGCACAGGAAGCGTACGTTGAAAGGGCAAAACACACCAGTGAACAAGCTATGTGTGTCAAGTGTCATCGTTTCCCAGAGTATTGCAAATGCACTATTGATCCCAATGCTTTCGATCTTGGGGACATTGTTGTGAATGCTGCTAAAAAGGCAGCGTGGAAGTATTTTGAAGGTTGGATAAGACCTATCAAAATTTTGAATGGCATTTGTGGATATTCTCCTGTCAAACAGCTTACCACGTCTCAACTTGCAAAAGTTCTGGAGAAGGAACTCGACAACCAGGTAACACCTGTGATATGTTCCATAACACCTGAGTGGTTATATAAAACCTCAGTGTTTCAATCTTCGGTTGCAGCATGGCAACACACAGCAGCGTTGTATGATATACGCAAAACTGTGTTTAAGGCAGCACGTTGGACCACTTATGGAGTGGTCACAATGGGAGTGTTAGCCAAATTGCCCTCTGTTGCACGAATGTGTGGGTTACCTACACCGGATTTTCGCAACAGGACTACGCAGATTGTTTCAGTTGCATCTTTGATGACTTCTGGTGTTCTTTTTGCATGTGGACAATACATGCACTCGTTACGTATGGCACATTACGAAAAAGAATTCCAAGAGCGAAGAGATGCTTTGCCAGTGTTTGCCAAGCGCATTCGTGATGGTTCATTTCCTAAAGGGGTTTTGTTGGCAGGAACATTGATTCTTGGTTTGAAAATTATGACATTGTGGAATGATAACCGTGTCAAAGAAGTCAAGGATGTTTCTCCTCAAGGTATTAGCCCTGGTGATGTTGATAAACAACCTGGATGGTTTGGGTACATGCTCAAATCCGTAGGTTTCAATGTCAAAGGCCAGAAGGAAATTGAAAATGCAACAACTGGACAAGTGATGAACACAATCCAAAAGAACATTTTTTGGGCCATATTCACACGAGCAGACGGTACGACAGTAGGTAGTAACATATATTTTCCACGGAAAAGTACAGCATTGTTTCCAATGCATGTTTTTTATCCAGGATGTGATGTTACTGGCACACCTACTCCTTACATGAAAGTGGAGGTCAATCGAAGCACTAAGGCAGGAGGAAAGTTTGAATTCATGGTAGAATTCGATACTGTCGCTGCTTCGAAAGATTTGGACATGTGTATGGCATTCGTGCCAAACAGTCCGGACATAAAAAGCTCGGTACATTGGTTACCGTTGAATCGTCCAACAGGGCGTTCGATGTGCAACATGATATATCGTGATCGTAGTGTCAACATTAATCATGAGAGAGTTTGCGTTGAACATGGTATGGATGGGCATAAGTTCATGAATTTCTATGGAGGTAGATACACCTCTAAGAAAACGAAAGTTGGGTTGTGTATGGCTCCCTTGGTTGCGGAGGGCTCCAATTGTGTTATTGTGGGTTTCCACATCGGTGGAAACACAGAGAAAAATATTGGAGTAATGCAAACTTTGACTAAACCGTTATATGAACAAATGCTCGAAAAACTCAAAACTTTTGGAGGTGTTGAATTGTCTGCAGAGGCAGTGGATTTACCGGAGAAACAATACGGAAAAATTATTGTAGCTTCACCGGAAGTACATCCACATGCCAAGTTCGTAAGAGAATTGGACGAGAATGCATATATTGAAGTGATTGGCTCTACTCGTTTGCGCGCAAGTGCAAAAAGTAAGGTCGAGAAATCAATTTTGTCGGATTCTGTTGAAAAACATTTTCACGTGGTCAATCATTGGGGCGCACCACGCTTAAAGCCAAATTGGAAGGCTTTCAATGCGACGCTGGAACACATAATTAATCCAAGTGGATGTTTTTTACCCTCGAAACTTGAACGAGCACGCCAGGACTGGCTTAAACCCATGTTGAAATTCGCTATTGAACAGAACAAAGTAGATAGTATTAGACCTTTGACTGATAAAGAGGTTATCATGGGTGTCCCAGGAAAACGGTTTTTGGAGGCAATGATTATGAAAACTGGAATGGGTTTTCCAATTTTCGGTCCGAAAAACAAATGGTTTGAGGACATGTTTGACGAGAAGGGTAACCTTATAGATAGGAAACCTGATCCGTTAGTGCTTGCGGAGGTTAAAAGGATTGAAGATGCCTGGTTGCGTGGGGAACGCGCTTACCCGGTGACAACTGCAACACTTAAAGATGAACCCACTCCTGTTGATTCTGAAAAAGTACGTGTTTTTCAGGCGGGAGCGGTAGCTTTGAGTATGTTAATCCGGAAATATTTTCTTCCAATAGCACGACTACTATCTTTGAACCCCCTTTTGTCTGAGAGTGCTGTGGGTGTGAACGCTTTTTCACCACAGTGGCAGGAAATGATGGGGCATGTCAAGAAGTATGCACATGACGGAAAAGTCATTGCATGGGATTATTCAAAGTATGATGTACGAATGAATTCCCAAGTTACCCGAGCAGTATGGTTGACGTTTATTGAACTTGCTGAGGTTTGTGATTACAGTAAGAGAGATTTGACTATCATGCGAAATGCCATTGTCGACATTGTGCATCCGTTGATTGATTATAACGGTACAATGATTATGGCTTATAACATGAATACCTCTGGTAACAACTTGACAGTGAACGTGAATGGATTGGCAGGATCGCTTTATGTTCGAATGGGTTTTTTCGAACAATATCCTGATGCCGAAGATTTTCGTTCTTGCGTAGCGGCATTAACGTATGGAGATGACTTCGAAGGAAGTGTGAAGGAGGAATACCGTAATTTTAATTTCCTCACTTTCCGCGATTTCCTTGCGAAGCACAATATGAAGATCACCTTGCCCGATAAGTCGGATGATGAAGTAGATTTCATGGATATGGATGATGCAGATTTTCTTAAACGGAAAAGCATTTTCATTCGTGAAATTGGCTACTACATTGGTGCTTTGAATGAGATGAGTATTTACAAATCTCTTCACGCCAATCTGGCTTCCCGAGGTGCATCGAAGGTGGAGGTTGCCATGTCGTGTATTGATGGTGCTATGCACGAATGGTTTGCACATGGAAAAGATGTGTACGAGGACCGCAGAACCAAAATGATGGCTATCTGCGAAGAGATGGATCTTCCCATGCCATCTGTCCAAGTGACGTTTGAAGAACGCGTCGAAGCTTGGAAGGAAAAATATTTGTAAACTATATATTGATTACGCAATTGTACATTATTACGCTTGTATAGTTTTATGTTCTTTGTTATATGTTAAATGTACAACATATGTATTTTTAAATTGTATTCCTTTGTTTAATATTGATAATAAGTTCTCGTGTCTTAAGCGAGCTTATCCAGGAAGTGCCTGGACATCATTTGGAGGCATAGTAAGGCCCCAAGCATTGGAAGATGCGACTTCCGACGAAACAAGCTTATCACTATGGGGTTTGTTTGCGTCAATCACGGTATATATCGTATACGCAATCTATAAGGATTTGCAGCACGAGTGGCCCACGATTGAGGAAGCAAGGGCGAATCGACGAGGACAAGTGTCGCAAAATGTGACAGTTAACAACAACGATTTAAGCCCACATAGTGCAGAACTGCCTGTTTCTACGCCATCAGATGAGATGAGTGAGCAGAACATAAAATTTGTGGACACACATCCAGGTTTTATGCAAGAAACACCCGGTGACATTGATCACATACGAGATGCCGCTTTGGCTACAGATGCTACTTTGGAAGAGTTTTTCAGTAGGCCTTTGCGAATTCGATCGTTTGATTGGGGAGTTGGAGCCAATTTATTCCAACGTTTTAACCCATGGCAGGATTATTTTGAAAATCCGCGAGTGATTAACCGGATAGCGAATTACAAACTGATGCGAGCAAAATTGCATTTGAAGTTCACGATTAACGGTAATGCGTTTCATTATGGAAGGTTGATTTGTTCTTATAATCCCTTACCAGATGATGATTCAATGACCGTAGACAGAGCTTTCTTAGATGCAGACATTGTCGCTGCCAGTCAGAGACCCCATGTATATCTTGATCCCACCAACTCACAAGGTGGGGAAATGAAATTGCCATTCTTTACACCAAAAAATGTTTTGGACATCGTGGCGATGGATTGGAGGAATATGGGAGAATTAGTAATTCACAGTATGCAAGGTCTAAAGCATGCTAATGGAGCAACGGATTCTGTAACAGTAAATGTGTTTGCGTGGGCTGAAGATGTCAAATTTGCCATACCTACAAACTTTGAGCCAGGAGCGATTTCGCCTCAGGCTGACGAGTACGGCAAGAAGCCAATGTCCCGTATCGCCGGAGTTGTAGCTAATGCAGCTTCCTATTTTACTGATATCCCTGTGATAGGTCCTTTTGCACGAGCAACTGAGATTGGAGCTAGTGCGATGGGCGCAATAGCCACGTTGTTTGGGTATAGCGCACCTGTCAATTTGGAATCAAGTCAATTCCGGCCAGTTACGACTTACAATATTGCCACCACTAATCAACCTAACGAGAGCGCAAAACTTACGTTGGATTGTAAAAACGAGTTGACACTTGATCCTCGAACTGTTGGTTTGGAAGGGAAAGATGAAATGACGATTAAATACATTTCACAGAGAGAAAGTTGGTTCTCTAATTTTTCCTGGACAATTGGCACAACAAGAGAAACACTTTTGTGGAACCATGTTGTAGATCCGTGTTTGCATTACGTTCAAGGCAATGAACTGCATATGCCCGCTGTATGTTTTGCAGCAGTGCCTTTTAAATTCTGGAGAGGCACTTTAAAATATCGATTCCAGTTTGTGTGTAGTAAGTATCATAAAGGTCGTGTTAAGATTGTTTACGATCCTACAGGTACACCTTCCAGTGGTACTGCTGAGTACAACACTGCCTACACCACAATTGTCGACATTAGTGACAACACTGACTTTGAAATTGCAGTAGGTTGGGGTCAACGCGACCCATACCGCGAGCATTTCTCAGTTGGTTCTGTTATTATGAACCAAATGTTCGGCACCACACCTTTGGCTTTGACAACACCGGCTTCCGTAATTGGAAATGGAACTTTATCTGTGTACGTTGTCAATGAGTTAACTGTACCAAACAGTACGACGAATAACGACATAGAGGTCAATGTTTTCGTCTCAGCTGGCGACGATTTTGAAGTCGCTGTGCCCGATAGTTTCACTATGCAGAGATTACGATATAGATCTGCTGGTCAAACAATAGCCCCCCAATCGATGGAAATTTTACCGCATGCGGGGGAGACAGAAGAGATGGGCGAGGAGTCAAAACCTGCTGATGTACTGACTGTCAACCAGATCGCAAAGACTGTACGGACGAATGATGAAACAAACATGGTTTATTTCGGAGAGTCCGTCCATTCTTTTCGTTCTTTGTTGAAACGATATTGTCGCCATGGATTTATAGCTGGGTTTGATTTGGCTACCACTGCACCAACTAGGCTTACAGCCTGGAGGTCAGCAATGCCTTATCAACCTGGATATTGCAATAGTGTAATACCTTCCAATAATGTTGTGTACACGTTGGGTATAGATAAATATGCCTACGGTGTTACAACACTTCTGAATTATCTCACCCCTGCTTTTGGAGGGTGGAGAGGTTCAATCAGATGGATGGTTGACACTTCGTTGTTTGCCGATAACGGAGAAGAGATTGCCACGATTACAGCAACTCGTGTGTATTCTTCGATAGGTAACAACAATACATGGTCACAAAAGACTCTTCTGACTGACACTGCTGCCGGTCAGGCACAGTTGGTGAACAATACCAATGATTTTAGTAGAGCTTTTGATGGTCAACTGTATCAATCTACGGCAGTGAATCCACTGGTTATGTTTGAAGTCCCTTATTACAGGAACGCACGTTTTACACCTGCGAAGCGACATGATCGTCCTTCTATTTCGGACTCTCAACAACCAGGATGGATGTTACAAATGGATTGCACGTCTTCTTTTCGTGTAGATCTCAGTCATGCACCGACTTATTGTGCAGCAGGAGAAGATTTCAATCTTTTCTTTTTCTTAGGAGCACCTATTATGTATTATGAAACAGAAGCTCCTTCAACTTAAAAACCACTTATTGGGTGGTTATCAGAGAGGCCTTTGAGGCTGGATATCTTAGTGAGTTCCTCTGATAGATGTTTACCGTGTCGATAACGGTTATTTTTTACAGTCACAGTAGCCGTGACTAGGGCAAGTTTTTATACTTGTGCCTTGGCTTTGTGGTTAGAGCTAGATTTTTAGTACAAATGTTTACTCCTACCGCAAGGTCGGAGATTTTTATTGTGCTACAACTTAAACCGCAAAGTCAGAGACTATAGAGTACTACACCGTGGATGTATAGGGTTAGAAGATCCCCTGCAACCATCCCGGTGGTCCCTGGCTATCGTTGC